GTGGCTGCTTATATTGTTGCAAAATATAAAGAAATGACACATGAGACTCTGGACGAAATGAAACTCCATAAACTCCTTTATTTTACTCAAAGAGAATCATTTGCAATTTTAGGAAAACCAGCTTTTGAGGGTGATTTTGAAGGATGGAAATATGGTCCTGTATCAAGAGAAGTAAGACAAGATTATGAGCAAGGCGAATTTCTTGTCGAAACAAAGAAGATTTCTGATGATATTAAATATATTGTAAATAATGTATTACTTGAATATGGAGCATTGGCATCATGGAAACTAAGTGATTTGTCACATCGGGAGATTTCATGGCTTAATTCCAGAGCAGGTTTGAAGGATGGTGAGAACGGAAGCAATATTATTCAGCTTGCAGATATACAAAAAGATTCTGAAAAAGTACGCCCATATGACCATGTATGGGATATGTATTATGATGAATTTGAAGATCTGGACACTGTAGAATAGGGGGGATAACATATGATCGGAAAGATTTGTAAAGCTATTACTCCTTTCTATGACTTTAAAAGCCATAAAATGAAAAACAAAAGCAGACCTGCTTTAGTACTTGCAAAAGCTGATAATGAGGATTATGTCGTTATTCCTATATCTAAGGTTTCTCATAGTGAAAATATTGATTCATATTATGATGTAAAAATTGATCCCTTAAATTATCCTAATACAAAGTTGACACAAATATCATATGCAAGGACACACAAACAAACAGTGATTCATACCGCGGAGCTTATAGATCCTTTTTGTGATTTAAAAAGTGAATACCCTGATTTGTACCAGAAAATTTTAAAGAAGAGAGCAGAATTCAGTAAGGAAATTGACAAACAGGCTGCCGGAAAATAGATTATTGTCTATAGGCTTATAGCAAACAAGCACCAATGGAAAGAGGCAAATCTTTCTGAAGGTGCTTGTTTTTTTTATCCCGTAGCTTGATTATCAAATACATTTACCCTATTGTTTAGTTTGGTTAGAAAAATATTATTATCAAGATAAGTGAAGTTTTTTCATCATAAGGTTCAAACTACAGTATGCTTACATCCAGATCAACCGAAGGAACATATTTTATGAAAAATACAATATTATTCTATTATGGGTTCATATATCTTTTTGCAATATCTAACACGTTCTGTCGCGGTTTCCAATTTTGATAATTAATCAGATTACCAAAATGATACGAATCTACGCTGACGGAAAATCGATCTACAGGAACATATAAGAGAGTATCTGTCACAGTGTCATCTGGACGTATAATCGAAAAATCCAACCATTCGTTAAGATTATCGTTTCCATCTACAACATATCTGTAATTCGTGGCTGTGAGCACATAACCTTCACCATTTTCTACATAAGCATGTCCTTTGACTTTACTATCTTTTAGATCTAAACCAAGCTGGCGAAGATGTCTATATAATGTGGTGTTTTTCCTTATTATCATGTGGTACAACGGGAAACCATTGTAACTGTAGATTAAAAACCACGGAATATTATAAATCGTTGCATCAATATAATTATATGCTCGCATGATTGCATAGTTTTCCGCGAGAGCTTTAGCCATTCTGAGAGTTACATAAATACCTGTTTCCTTTTGCAGCAAATAAACAGCTTTATCATAATGTTTTTTTGTAATCCTGTATAATTCATGTCTTTGCGGTTCTTCTGTTTCAGGAACATATTCTTTTATATAATCAGCTCTTTTTTTGTGATAAGGGCAATTCTGAAACTTGTATTCATCATATTGAGCTACGTAAGGAATATTAATTCCTTTAGCATGTCTTGCATGGGGAGCAACATCAATTTTCTTGTAAATACCAAGAATAGCGACGGGATTATTACATCTCGGACATAACGCTAAGTGTTTTGTCTCTCCACTAACTACCTGTATATAGCCTGGATTATTCCCAACCCGCTCTTCATATTTTGTTTTAAAATCCTTATCAGAAAAGGATAAAACCGGTTCATAGTTAGTGGTAAATTTAATTTCTTTCATGATATTGTCTCCTATGATAGACTTTATTCTGTTTTCCTAAATTCTACCATAAGGATATCATTTCCGTAAAGTGCAGCCATCCGCAGCCACCATTTATTGCTGATTTCAGGAATTTCCTCCATCTTTTCAAGCAGTCTCAAACATGTCAGTAAATCCTTAAAACCAACCAAAAAGACATTGCCGCCTTGCTGCATCTGAAAATAATATTGGTCTCTCTCGGGAATAAAGCCACCCTCTGACTTAAATGTTTCATCATCTTGTATCGCTATACCTGTAAGCATAGCTATTTTATTGCCATCTAACTTTTCTGCCATATTATGAACTCCTTTTCGTTTAATCTTATATTTGCTTAAAAGTTTCCCATGATACATATGAAGGCTCTCATACATTCATTACTTTAGTATAAAAAAAACCCCTGCATTTTCGACGGAATAAAAGAAAACATTTTACTATTTTTGTTTCCTTTAGGAAAATCCGGATAAAAAAGGAAGAATAAGATGTTCTATAAATCAGACGATTTTTAAAATGTTCCATTATCATTTCTGAAAGTAGAAGGTTGATCATATATAGGTTCGTTAAATTAACGATAGACGTATGATTTGACAATTATTGTTAAAAAGTTTTAGTAAATATTTAAGATTAAATTACAACAAGACAGGAAACATTATTAGCCCTGCCTTGTAAAAAATGCATATATATTATAAAAACTAAGCAGATCATTTATCTGCTAGACATTTTGGAAGCCCGTTGCATACTTCGGCTACGCATTGCATCATTTGCGCTAATTTGAGAGGAAATTTCTCTTTCCAGTTTTCTAAGTGATGCTGCAGTTGGTCGTCTGTTTGCAGGTACTTTTAAAAATTCTGCTTCG